GGTTTACACTTGGCCGCAATATTTACCTAGCGCCAAATTTTGCAAGTCGCTGTGATCATGGCTGAATCCACAAACAGGCGCAATAGCGATGCAATCGGGGCGGACGAGACCACGCCCGCTGAAATGACGGTGGCGGAATATTGCCGGTATCGCGGCTGTGCCCGAAACACCGTGCAGGAGGCGCTGAACCAAGGCAGGATCAAGAAGAACGCGCGCGGGCGCATCGACGTTGCCATTGCTGATCGCGATTGGAACCGGCTTAAGGGCGCGGCCGGCATGGGGTCGGACACGAGCGAGGGCGCGCAAGACCTGCGCACGCGCCGGATGACCGCCGATGCCGAACTGGCCGAGTTCAAAGTGGCGGAAGCGCATGGGTCGGTGATCCCGCTTGACGACGTGACCGCCGCGTGGTTTGCAGCTGGTCGCGCCCTGCGGCTGCGGATCGAGGCGATTCCAGCGCGGGCGGCGGCGCTGTGCGTCGGGCAGTCGCGCGTCGAAATCCGCCGCATACTTGCCGGTGAGATTCAATCCGCCCTAGAAGCCTTGCCCGACGTCGCGCCCGGTCTGCCCGATGCTAAGTGACCCAGCGAAGACGGCGAAGCTCTGGGCGGCGCTGCGCGCTGGTTTGCAACCTGACCCGCGCCTGACTGTCTCGGAGTGGGCCGACCGCCACCGCATCCTTGACCAGTCCAGCGCAGAGCCGGGGCCATGGCGCACGTCGCGCGCCCCGTATGCCCGCGAGCCGATGGACGTGCTGGGCGACGACGTGCACGCCGACGTGGTGCTGATGTGGGCGTCGCAGTTGGGCAAAAGCGAATGCCTGTTGAATTGGATGGGCTGGACGGTCGCGGCGTCACCCTGCCCGATCTTGCTGGTGCAGCCGACGGTCGACGACGGCGAGGCGTTTTCAAAGCAACGGGTCGCGCCAATGATCGACGGGTGTGCCGCCTTGTCGAAGCTTATTGCTCCGTCGCGCAGCCGTGACAGCGGCAATACGCTAAACCTTAAGGAATTCCCTGGCGGTGCGCTGCGCATCGTCGGAAGCAACGCGCCAAGCAAGCTCAAGAGCACGCCGATCCGCCGTGTGGCCCTCGACGAGGTGGACACCTATCCGGCAGACACGGGCGGCGAGGGCGATCCGATTCGGCTGGCACAAATGCGCACGTCCACGTTTGGCGAGTCGCGCAAGATGGTCTTGACGTCGACGCCGACGCTTGAGGGCATTTCGCGGATCGAGCGCGCCTACCTCGCCAGCGACCGGCGGCAGTATTGGGTGCCGTGCCCGCATTGCGCTCAAGCGCAGGTGCTCCAGTGGACGGCGACGCCGGATCATCCGGGTGGTCTGGTCTGGCCTCGTGGTGAGCCGGAAAAGGCGGCCTACCAATGCGCGCATTGCGGAACGCTGATCGACGAGTCGCACAAGGCGGCGATGTTGGCGGGTGGGCAATGGCGGCCGTCGGCGCAATCAACGGTTGCAGGCTTTCACCTGTCGGCGCTGTACTCGCCGCCCGGCTGGATTACGTGGGCGGCGTTGGCAAGCGAATGGACGGCGGCCACCGGCAACCCTGAGGAGCTGAAGGTCTTTGTCAACTCGCGCCTCGCCGAAACGTGGAAACTGGGCGACGCGACTGGCGTGCAGGTCGGCACCCTTCGGGCGCGGGCGGAGCGCTACCGTGCAGACGTGCCGCCGGGCGTCGAGGTGCTGACCGCTGGGGTCGACGTGCAGGACGACCGCATTGAGGTTGAGGTCGTTGGCTGGGGCGCTGGCGAGGAATCGTGGTCGATCGCGTCGCTGTGCCTGTCTGGCGATCCGTCTGGCCCGTTGGTGTGGCGTGATTTGGCTGCCGCACTCGACCGGCAGTTTGCCGACGAGCACGGCACGCAACATCGCATCGCCGCTGCCGCCATTGACACGGGCGGGCATCACACGCAGGCGGTCTACGATTTTTGCGCGTCGCGCAGTCGCGCTGCTGTGGCGACGTGGGCGATCAAGGGTCGCGCTGGGCCTTTGCCGGCGTGGCCGGCCAAGGTGTCGCGTGGCGGAAAAAACAAGCAGCCATTGCATGTCGTCGGCGTAGACACGATCAAGGACACGGTCTATGGCCGATTGCGCATTGTCGCTGCTGGGCCGGGCTACTGTCACTTCCCGTTGCACTATTCGGGCGCGTACTTCGACCAACTAACCGCAGAACGCATTGTAACCACGCGGTATCGCGGCAGAACTCGCCGTCAATGGGTGCTGCCTGCCGGCAAACGCAACGAAGCGCTTGACTGTCGCGTCTATGCCACTGCCGCGTTGGCCGGCCTGTCGAAAATGGGCCACCGTCGCGCTAAAGCGGTTCAGGCGTCGGAAATGATGCGGCAAACGGTTGCACCGCTGGTCAACGAGCAGCCTGCAATTGCTGTTGCGCCAAGCTTGTTGCCGCCGCATACTGTTGACGCTCCCGCGCAGCGCCAGCGAACGCGCCGGCCGAGCATTTGGGCGGACTACCGCTTTCGCGTGTAAAATGGCCTATACTCAGTCGGAAGTTGACGCGCTCAAGCAGGCGATCGCCACTGGCGCACTATCAGTGCGGCACGGCGACAAATCGGTGACGTACAACAGCTTGGCCGACATGATCAAAGCCCTGCGCATCATGGAAGCGGAGCTGGCGGGCACGACAGCGGCGACACGGCCAAACGTTCGCCGGTTGCGCTTCGGTCGAGGTATCTGATGGCACTCGGTTTTGTGCAGGCGCGTCGCGCGGTTCCGCAATCGGCGCTTGCGCGGCTGTGGTCGTCGATCTCGGCGTGGTTTGTGCGATCGCAACCTGCACGCCCTTCGCTGACGCTTACCCGTCGCGCTTACGACGGTGCGTCGACCGGCCGGCTGTACGCGAACTGGATTGGGGCGTCGACTGGGGTCAACAGCGAGATCCAGCAGGGCATCGAAACGCTGCGCAGCAGGTCGCGCGAGTCGGTGCGCAACAACCCGATTGCTGCGAGGGCGATTGAGGCGCTGACCGCCAACGTGGTCGGTACCGGCATTCGCCCACGGCTGGTTACCGACGACGAAGCGTTGCGCGGGCGTGTCCATGGCCTGTGGGATCGGTGGTCTGCCGCGTGTTCAGTGTCCGACGACCTGACTGTTTACGGGCTGCAAGCGATGGCGGTGCGCGCCATGTTTGAGTCGGGCGAGGTGTTTTTGCGGCGGCGGTGGCGGCGGCCAGAAGATCGCTTGCCGGTGCCGTTGCAGGTGCAGGTTTTGGAAGCCGACTATTGCCCGATCTATCAGACGCAATTGCAGCCGCAGGCGGGCGGCCAGATCGTGCAGGGCGTCGAGTTCGACGCGATCGATCGGCGGGTGGCGTACTGGCTGCTTCGCCGACATCCCGGCGAATGGCTGGGCGTCCTTGACGGTTCGGCGTTGGAGCCAAGCCGGATTCCTGCTGGCGAGGTGTCGCACCTTTTTGAGCCGCTACGACCGGGGCAGGTGCGCGGCGCTCCCAAAATGTCGCCGGTGCTGACCGCTCTACGTGACTTGGCGGATTATGATCTATGTGAGCGGCAGCGCAAAAAAAGCGAAGCCGGCATCACTGGTTTTGTTTTGCCCGGCGATAACACCGACTTCGGCGAGGAATCGATCGCTAGCCCAGAGGTCACCGATCAAGACGGCAATCTTGTGGATGACATCGAGCCCGGCATGCTGGCGGTTCTGCGCAACGGCAAAGACATTCGCTTTACGCAACCGGCGCAAAATGCAGGTTATTCGGAGTACATTCGCGCGCAGGTGCGGTTGATCGCTGCCGGTCTGTCGATGCCATACGAGCTATTCGGCGATCTGTCGCAGGTCAATTATTCCAGCTATCGCGCCGGCTGGGTTGAGTTCCGCCGCTACGTAACCACGGTGCAGCAAAACGTTGTGATCCCGCTGCTGTGCGAAAAAATGTGGGGCTGGTTCATTGAAGCGGCCATCGTCGCGGGTGAACTGCCGGCGGGCGAGTATCGGGCAAAATGGATTCCGCCTCGGTTTGAGGACGTAGACAAACTCAAGGAAGTGCAGGCGGCGGTTGCGGAAATGCGTGCCGGTTTGAGGTCGTGGCGCGATTCTGTGCGGGAACGGGGCGAAGACCCTGACGAGACGCTGGCGGAGATCGTTGCAGACTTCGACCGCTTGCGCGCCGTTGGCCTCTGGCTTGACAGCGATCCGAATAAAGGCAACGGGCAGGGCGCGCCGAGCGCGAGTTCAGCGGACAATGAAAATTCAGCGTAGACTAAAAAGGGCTTGACGCCGGGCGGCGGCAGGCTCACACTTGGTGCCCATGGCGGACGGTGCGAAAAAATCTGGCCTGAACTACCGAGCAGCGACACTGCAGCCGGCGAGCTATGACGCTGACGCCGGCACGGTTGACGTTGTTTGGTCGACCGGCGCTGATGTCGCCCGATCGGACTATGCTGGCGGCCGCTGGATCGAGCGGCTAAGCATGACGCCGGAGTCGGTGCGGCTCGATCGAATGAACGCAGGTGCACCGCTGATCGACAGCCACGACGGCTATTCGGTTCGCTCCATTTTCGGTGCCGTTGTGCCGGGATCGGCGATGATCGAGGACGGCAAGGGCATCGCCAAGGTTCGGTTATCCACCGATCCCGACAAAGCCGGCGTTGTTGGCGACGTTGCCAGCGGCGTCATCCGCAACATTTCCGTTGGGTTTATGATTCACGCTCAGGAAGTGGACAAGCCCAAAGGCGGGGTCGAAACCCGCATTGCAACCGATTGGGAGCCGTACGAAATTTCGCTGGTAGCGATGCCAGCCGATGCCGGGGCCGCTGTTCGTGCCCTATCTGGAGAGACCATGGATCCGCAACCTGTGTCCCCCGTTGTTGATGTCGCTGCTGAGCGGGCCGCCGCTGTCGCGGCAGAACGCGCCCGCGCCACCGAAATCCGCAGCATTGCCGGCAAGGTCGGCCTGTCGGATGTCGGCCAAAAGTGCATCGACGACGGCGTGACTGTTGACGCCGCCCGCGCAGTCATCCTCGACGCCCTTGCTACCCGTGATGCCAAAGCGCCGACACATGGCATTCACGTTTCAATGCAGCGCGATGGTCTCGAGACGCGTGCGGCGTTGCTAACCGACGCTTTGGCGCAGCGCGTCGGCCACAAGGGCGACAAGGCCAACCCGTTTGGCGGCGTCTCGATGGCCCGTGCCGCTGAGGCGTTGTTGCGTGAGCGTGGCGTGATTGGCGCGGACGAATATGTGCATCCCGCTCGCGCGGTAGAATTGGCGCTCAAGCATCGCACGCACACGACAAGCGATTTTGCCAGCATCCTCGCCAACGTCCAAAACAAGGTTCTGATGGACGCATACTTGCTGGAGGGCTTGAATTTTGCGGCCTTTTGCCGTCAACGCGACCTGCCGGATTTTAAGTCGGGCAAACTCGTCAACATTTTGCCGATGGGCAGCATGGTCAAGGCCGCCGAAGGCTCGCCGGTGCAGTACGTCACCCGCACAGACACGGGCGAGACCTACGCCTTGGTGACCTACAACCAAGGATTTTCGATTTCGCGCCAAGCGATCGTCAACGACGACCTCGCCGCCTTGGCCGACGTGCCGATGGCGCACGGTGCCGCCGCCGCCCGCCTCCAAAAGGACGTGGTCTGGGCGATCTTTACGGACAACAGCGCAATGGCGGACTCGATTGCCCTGTTCCACGCCAGCCACAGCAACTTGGGCACGGCGGCGGCCTTGTCAGCCACCACGCTTGCGGAACTTCGCCAGATGGCCCGCAAGCAAACCGCTGGCAGCGCGCGGCTGGCGTTGGAACTCAAGCATATGATCGTTCCGCCCGAGCTTGAGGGGACGGCCCGAAAGTTGCTTGGCCCGACGCTTGACATCGCGCAGGCGGCCAGTGCTGCAGCCGACAGCGACCTGAGAATGCTGCAACTGATTGTCGAGCCCCGCTTGTCGGACAGCTCGATTAGCGGCTACAGCGCGACCGCGCACTTTGCTTCGGCGGCGTTCAGCGGCATCTACTACGGCTATTTGGCCGGAACTGGTGGTCCGGTGGTGCAGCAGGTCGTCGATTTCGACACTGATGCCGTCAAGAGCAAATGCGTTCTCGACTTTGGCGCGAACGTCGGCGATTACCGCTACCTTTTCAAGAACGCTGGCGCGTAAGTACCAGTGATCAACAACGGAAACTGACGAGGAAACAATGGCAACGACTGCACGACAAGAAAGCGCGACTTACTTGCAGGTCATCGCGTCGGCAACGCATACCGCCGGCACGCCGATTATGATCGGCAACAATTTGTTCGGTGTGCCGCAAGCGACCGTCGTTAGCGGCTTGCCCAGCAACCTGCAAATTGGCGGTGTCGCCGCACTGCCCAAGACGAGTGGTGCAGCCGCGTACAGCGTCGGCCAGAAGGTGTTGTGGGACGCCGGCAACAACGTGGTTGTTGATAGCGGCGATTTTCCAGCGATCGGCCTCTGCACCAAGGCCGCGACCGCCGCTTCAACCTCGGTTGAAGTCAAACTCAACGATCTGCCCAAGGACGTGAGCGGCACGTTGGTTATCGCGTCCGGTGGTTCCACTGGCACTGCCACGGTTCCCGGCGGGCTGGCTGGCAAAAACGTGATTATCCAGCTGAAAAGCGCGGTCGGCGCGGTTGCCGCTGCGGTTCCGTTGTTTCGAGCAGCTATCGCAAGCACCACGCTTACAGTCACTATGGTTGACAAAGACAACGTTGCCACGAACGCCAGCAGCAACGTTACGGTTATCTACTTGATTTTGGCCTAAATGCCTTGGGGTCTTGCCTCGGTCGCCAACGTCGCTTGCCGCCAGACATTTGGCGAGACCGCGACCGTTGCCGGCGAGACCTGCCGCGCGATCTTCGATCAACAGTACCAGTCGATTGAACTGGCCGGCGAGGTGCCGATCACCACGACGCGGCCTGTCCTCGACGTGGTGTTGGACGACCTGACCGACACGCCAGAGCAAGGCGACACGGTCGTGGTCAATAGCGTCACCTATCAGGTCGCCGACGTGCAGACGGACGGGCAGGGCGGCGCAAAGCTCTTTCTGCGGGTGGCCTAAATGCCAATGCAGGGGCTTACATCGGCACAGATCGTTGCACTGGCGATCAATGCCTTGCAGGCAAGTGCGGACATAACCGGCACGGTGCCGGCGGGCAGCATTGTCCACAGCCGGACAGCGCCGATCAACGAAGCGCAACTGCCGATGATCAACGTATATTGCCACGCTGAGCGCGGCAACAGCACGGGATACTGCCAAGCGCCGATCGTTCGGTTTACAACCGATGTGGCGATTGAGTATTACGCCATAGCGTCTACCGACGCTGCGCTGGAAGCGGCGTTGAGCTTTGGCGATACGATCCTGTCGGTGCTGTTTGCCTCGACGACGATCCTGCGCAGCTTTGAGGCGCTAGAGACCATCACGACCGGCCGCGCGACCGAGACCGCAAACAGGCGCGTCGGCTGCATCCGCCAAGTAATCGGCTGGAAGCATACGCGCGAATGGACGGCATAGAATGGCGACGCTGACGAGGTTGGAGCGACTGAACCGGCGCGGCATCATCGCGTTTGAGATCGACGGCATTCTTGCCCGGCTAACAAAAGCGCAGTCCGCCAAACCAGAGATCGATCGTGCAGTGCATGAGGCGCTAACGAAACAAGCGGCTGTGGTTGCCGCCGACATTCGCGCGCGCGTGCAGTTGCGCGGCGAGCTGGCCGGCCAGACGCCTAGCAAGCGTAGCCGGCGTAGAATCATTTTGTCCGCTGACTATGCGCGGGCAGCCAAATTGCAGCCTGCGTCTGAGCGGTTTGGCCTGACTGTGCCGGGCGGAATTGCCGCGCTTTATGCCAAGACAGGTCGGCCATTGCAAAGCTACACCGCGACCGGCGGCATGTGGGAAGGATTGCAAGCTCGCGCGTCCGGCGCGAACTCCGCGATCATCGACTTCGCCGGCAGCAGCGAGGGTCGCGGCAAACCCATCTTCGGGCGGCCAAAAGACGGCACCCGCAAGACGCTGATCGGCACTTCAACGGAGCGCGTGCGAAATCAGTGGAAGGCTGGCGGCATCTTCGCCCAAACGGGCGTGCATGTTTTGCTGCCGACGCAGGATGAGGCGGATCGCGCAGCCGACGGCATCATGGTACGATTGCAGACGGCGGCACTTGCCGCCCTTCTCGGTTGAGGTGAAGCAATGGCTCGTTGGAAATGGCCTTTTCAGTCGATCGGGTTTGCCATGCAGGCAGACGCCAACACGGAAAACACGACCGACGCGGATTTTCACTATTTTGTCGGCGAGTTGGAGATCCCTGAAACCACGCAGCAAATTTTCGACATCGCGGGCAAAACGGGGCAGGTTGGGGCAAGTTACGCCCCAGCCGTCGGTGCCAAGCGTGCCACGGCAAAGCTCAAACTGCCGTTGTTCGGTGTCAAGCGAAGTTTCGACCCGACGATCGCTGAAGTCGGGGTCACGGACGCCGTAATTTCGGCAGTGCAGGTGCTATCTGGCCTGACCCTCGGCAGCAAAAGCGAGACGCCGACAACCGCCGCTGAGTTGCGCAAGGGCTTTGGGTTGGCACGCGCCAATCTTAGCGCGAGTTTCGCCGCAACCTATGCCAACAACGAGGTCGCAGCGGTACCGTCGACGACGTCGATTGAGGTGCAGGCAGGGCACGGCAACCGTTTCTACGCCGGCCAACTGTTTGCCTGTGGTTCCAGCACGAGCGACACAGCGGAAACGCTGACGTGGATCAAGTCGATCGCTGTGGACACGCTGACTTTTGCCGATGCTGCCGGCAATCAGCCGGAGGTCAACGACGACATCTGGGGTAGCGTGGTTGCCTATCAAAGCAGCGCTGCCCCTGCACCGTTCAGCCTTCGAATTCTTGGCGATGGGGCAACGTTCAAGCAGGTCTTGATTGGCTGCACGGTGGTGAAGGCCAACATCGTCGGCAAAGCTGGCGAACCACCGATGATAGAATTTGAGATTTCAGCGATCGACGCCAAGGTCTACGATACGGGCGGTGGCCTGCAATCGCTTTCGGTGTCGCCGTCGCTGCCCTACCCGCTTGTCGGCACGGGTGCCGGCCGGCTGACGTGGGGCGAGGCGGGTGCAGCCATGGCGCCCCTTTGTGGCGTTCACGAACTCAAGATCGAGATCGAAAACAAGTTTGCCGACATTCCGTGTCACAACAAATCGAGCGGCATAAGCGAGCGTGTGTTCACCGATCGGTCGATCAAAGTGACGATGCAAATCCCGCGTTCGTCCGCCGACACAATTAGCAACGGCAACGGGCCGTGGCAAAATGGCCTTTCGGACGGCAGGACGTATCAGTTGGCCGTCTATGGCGGCGTGCTGCCCGGCACTTTGTTTTCGATCTTTTGCCCGTCGTTGCACCAGTTCGCCCCGCCAAAGATGGTCGAGGTCGAGGGCTTGGTCTATGACGAATTGACCTTTCGCTGTGGCGTCTATGTCGGCGACAGCGGCACGGGCGACGCCAAAAACAGCAATTTCCGCGTCGGTTGGGCCTAGCTTAGCATTGAGGGCACATGGCGATCTTGACTCGCACGACACAGACTGCACATTTCGTTTCCACTGCCGATCCTTCGGTGGTTCGGCCAGAGCCTTTGCCGTCGCCGTGGCCGACGCCGGACGAAGCGTGGCTACCTGCGCAGGGGCAACCCGCAGACGCTACCCGCTTTGAGGTTCGGGCGCTGTCGCCAGCGGAGTTTGAGGCGGCGATGACGGCCAACGGAGAAGAGCGGTTGCAAGCTGCGTATGTTGGGTTGGTTTCGTTGGACGGCACTGCACCGCCGGCGTTTGCCGAACTTGCATTCGGGTGGGCACAGCACATCGGCAATTTGATCATCGGGCTCACATTACTCCCTATGACTGGCCTGCCCTCTCGGTCGCCGGCAGGCCAGTTGCAGGGTTAGACCGATGGCGGCTGCTTTGGCGGTCGTGGTTCCGGCGTGGTCAGGTCGGGCTGCAGCTAGACTGTCGATGCACCGCCGGTTCATGCGCATCACGTCCACCCGACCCGATCTTTCTTGGTGATGGCGTGGCTGGCGGGCAGTGGTCGCTGTGCCCTAGGGGCGAATGGCGACATCCCATGCTCGGCTGGGCCATCGAAATCGACAACCACGCACAAATCTCTGGGCTTGCCGGCTGGCCCGATAGCTATAATGCCGCCGTGGTGTCCTGTGTGGTAGCCTTGCGCCTTGAGCGTGCCGTTGACGAGGCGAGGCGCGCGGAGGCGATGCGATAATGGCTGGCCCCAATGTCACAACGACAATTCGATTAGAGGGCGAAGATCGCGCCAGCGCCAAGATCGACGCGGTTCGGCATGCACTTGGTGGGGCAGGCAAGGCGGCTCAGGACGCTGCGCATCGCACTGAAGCAGTCGCGGAAAAAGCCGGCGATCTTGAACGTGGCTTCATCGGCGTGCGCGATGTGATCGGCAACCTCGGGTCGCAGGAGTTGCAGGCGCTGACCGATCGCTTTGGCGGCATCGAAGCGATCATCAAAGGCTTTGGCCCGAAGTTCGGCGTCATCGGCCTTGCCATTACAGGCATCGGCGCGGCCGCTGCGTACTGGTATGAGCAAACCGAAAAGACGCGCAAGGCTGCGATTGACCTGCAAATTGAGGCGATCAAGAACAGCAAAGATGACCTAGAGGTCCAAGCAAAGCGCCTCGGTGTTTCGGCCGAGTTGTTGGGCCACAAGCAGGCGGAAAAGACGGTTGAAGCGGCCATCGCGACAGCCAAGGAGCACGCGAACAAATCCGACGAATACCGCGTCAAGCTGCTGGAGGCTCAAAGGGACAAGGAGACCGAAAAGATCGCGGGGTTGCAGACGGAAATCAGCAACCTGCAAACCGCATTACTGCTTGATCAACGCCGGTTGGACATAGCGAAACAGCTTGCCGCAGAAGCTAACCTTGCCGCTGGCTTGCGGGTGCGGGAGCAGACCCGCGATTTGGTTGAGCAAGCGCGCATCAACGGGATTCTTGATCAGCGGGAGCGGTTGCAGGCTCAGGCGCTCGACGTGCAAAGCAAGCGGCGCGTCATAGAGGCGTCGCAACTGCGGCTTCAGGACGAAATCAGGCAAGGGACAGGCGATCGGCTGGAGCAGGAAAAGCAGCTGCAATCCCTTGTCAAGCAACGTTTGGAACTGGACAGCCGCGAACGCCAAATTGCCAGCGAGGGGCAGGCCCGCGCCGACGCCCGCGCGGCAAAGGCTGCCGCCGCGCATCAGGCTGCGGCGGCGAAGCGCAAGGCGGCCGCCGCTGAGGCGCTGGCGTTTGAAAAAGACCTTGACGAACAGCGCGAGGACATTGCTCGACGTGCGGTCGAGATGGCAAACGCGGCTTTTTTGGCAGAGCAATCGCGAATGAAGGCGCGGCGGGAGTCTGAGCGACGTTGGCGTGACTGGCGAGATGCTGTAGTGACCGACCCCACCGAAAAGTTTAATCGCGAGATCGGGAAGCTCGACGAAGAGCTGGCCGGCAGGATGCGCGAAGCCAACGAGGATCGCGCCCTAAGTGAAGACGATTTGCAGACAAAGATCATGGAGATCGAGGCTGAGGGCATCGCTAGGCGTAAAGCTTTGGAGGACAAGCGCAAATCCGACGAAGATAAGGCGAACGACGATCGCATCCGCAGCGCCTTTGCGGTCGCCCGCAACATCGAATCCGCCCTTGAGCAAGAAGGCTTGGCGCAACGCGATGCCGCCAAGCTCAAGGCAGCCATTGCGGCAGCGGAAGCGGTGTACGCCATCGTCAAGCAAGACTACGTTGGAGCGGTCGCTGCCGGCATCGCCGCCGCGCAGTTCTCGGCAATCGCGTTTGGCACGTCTGGTGGCTCGACCGGTGCTGGCACAGCCTCGGTCGCATCGGCGGGCATGGCGGAGGGAGGCGGCAGCAGTCGTGCGCCTTCGAGCGGCGGCGGTGGTGGCAACGTGATCATTAACTATAACAAGGGCTTTTATGGATCGCCGCAAGAGAACGCCAAAGGCATCGCCGGCACGCTGCGCAGCCTTGGCACCACAGGTCAAGCCGCGTTCAAGGGGGCATGATGGCGCGCGGCTGGCTGGCAATGAATACACCGGCGGCTGACTGGTCGTTCTCCATCGACCTAACCGTTGCTGGCAACCTCGACATTTACACTTCGTCGGGCGCTGACCTGAACGTCGTTGAGGCGATGAATTCGTTGGTGGCGTGGTGCAACGGTCTAACGCGGCCTTGGTTTGGTAACACTGTGTTTTCTTGGCAGCACACGAACTACGGCGGGCGCGGCGCGCCAAAACTGGCGTCGTCGGGACTAGATTTCGACTACGACCCCGATGCTCAGGCGCAGACAGCGCTGGGGATCGCTCCGGAACTTGGCACGTTCATCACCGACAATTCAACGGGCGCGATCGGCGCGTGGTATCCGGCAGCAGGTGTATCGCTGACCCAATGGCTGCGCACGCTTGGCGACGGCGATGCCGGCGGCAACGGTGCGGTTCGGTCCGGTGTTCCGGGCCTTGGGCGCTTCGCCCCGCCAGTCGAGGCGTGGGCGACGGCGGCTGAAATGGCGGTGCTGCCGGAGGTGTTGCGCGCGGCAACCCTGCCCCGTCGCGGGCAAATCTACGACGCCGCTAACGACGAATGGCGGCAGGTGTCCGTCGGCGGCTACACGCAGGAGCGGTCGCCGGTTGACGCCGGCTACTACATGGCGCGACTAACCGCCCGTGGCGAGGTGCTGTAATGGCAGCGACCGGCGCCCGAATCGAGTGCTACGGCTACAGCGACGATTCAACACAATGGGTATCGACCAACCGCATTGGCGTGACGTTGGCTGGCGATGCCTACGTGCGGCACACGGCGCCGATGCTGTTGGAAGATCAACTTGCAGACTGGGCGGCCAAACTCGATGTCGCCAAGCCTGCTGGCGCCCCGTGGCAACTGAGCTACAGCAGCACAACGCGACGCGTCACGATTGCCCGCACTGGCGCGGGGGCGTTTTCGCTGCTGTTGCCGGGCAGTGTCGGGCGCTGGCTGGGATTTACGTCTGCCACTTACACCGGGGCGACCACCTACACCGGCGAGGCGGCTCCTGCAGGTCTGGTGCAGTGCATTGCTGTTGACAGCGAAATTGCGACGGCCCATGAGCGGGCTGAGTCCATGGAGTACCGCCACGGGCGGGCGGTCGCGACGGTCTGGGGCAAGCTCGACCGCTTCAAGGTCGTCTGCATGGTGCGTCGCGATCAATACCCGTGGCAGGCGGGCACTGCGCAGATTGGCGACGACGACCCGCGTGGTGGTTGGGTGTTGACCGGCCGCGTTCGGCTGCATCAGTCTGGCGGCGATCCGTCTGAGTATACTGCGGTGCGCATCAACGGCCACATCGATGGGTTTGTGCAGTCTTGCACCGCCACGATGGATCGCGACGACGACGGCCTTTTGCGGGTCGAGTACGTCGTGGTGCGGGCCTACACGGCGACGGGCGCAGACGAGCCGACGGGCTTTTGGGGCGCGGTCAAATATGGTTGGAATCCTGACTACCTGCTGACCATTGGCGGCGTCGCCGTTGTCTGGTGCGAACGCGAGACGGGCAAGACGCTGGCCAGTGGCTACAGCGAGTCGGCTGCGCTGGTCATTGACGATTCGGCGGCGGTTGGCAGCTTGATTGACCGCAACCGTGGCGTCGGCACTGGTCTTTCGCTGGGCTTCAAGCTGCTCGACACGTCGGCGCTCGCAGCCTACATGGTGCGACCGGCGCATTCGACCTACCTGACCGCCGACATGGACGCGGCCGGCGCTGGTGCGATCATTGTTGCCGATACCACGGGCTTTGCTGGCTCCGGCGCGATCTACATCGGGGCGGAGCGGATTGAATACACCGCGACGACCGGCACGACGTTTCAGGGCGTTGTCACGCGGGGGGCCAAGGGCAGTCGCAAGGCGGCACACCGCAAGGGCGGCGGCGGCCAAATGGTGACCGACGGTCTTCGCTGGTGGCAGGGTCGCGACGTGATTCTTGCCGCTGTGCCGATCGATCCGAGCGGCTACGTCACGGGAACGGCGTTAACCGACGACCGCGTGGAGATTTGGCGTGGGCGAATCGAGGCAGCCCCGTTGCGCAGCTTCGACGGCTGGAATTTTACGGCCTCGGCACTTGATCGCGTGCTTGAGCGGAAGTTAGCGGCCAAGATTACAGGCAAGGTAATTGGCTTTGAAAACGCGATCGCTGTCGATCCAGCGCTAAACATTCGTCTTGTAATCGATGGCGTTGATTCGGTTGGAGTTTCGGTGTGGGCGGCTGGCCCGTACACGTTCGATTTGTACCCGTTCGCCACGTACACAGCTGGCGATGTGATTTCGGCAGGCGAGGCGCGCGCCGCGATCGATAATGCGTGGGTTGCAGCCATCACGGCGCTTGGTGCAGGCGCAGAGATCGGTGAACAACTTTATTGGTTGCCCAACAACGCTGGCGGCTTTGTGGCGATGATCACGATTTTGGCAAACGTCAACGTGATCAACGTCGTGATCTTTGAGTCGATGTGGTTTGGTGTCGCACCAGTGGTGCCAAAAACGTGGCCTCCACAGCCATCGGCAGCCGTGGACTGGCAAATGCACGCGGGTTGGTCGACCGCCGCTAACGTTCTCGATCTGATCGGGTCGCCAGCCTACAGCCCGCCACTAGTGGTGCAGGTGGACGGCGCGCAGCCGGGCGAAGTGCCGGTTGACGGCTTTATCAAGGTCACGACCGGCGGCAGCAACTGGCGTCTGTTCCAGTATTCCTCGGCACTTGCGTCCGACAGTTACCTTTACCTCGGCTACACGTCGCCGGCCGACAATGGCCCATTATGGCAGTCGTCGAAGGAATGGCAGGGCGCGACGGTTGAACTGTGGGCGGCTGATGGCCCTTACGATGTCGCCGTGCTTATGCTGCATGCCATTGAGTCCAGCGGCGGCGCCGCAGTCGGCACCTATGACACCTTAGCGGAGGGGGCGGGCTACGGCATTTCCGAGGTTGACGAGGATTCGTTTTTGCAGAAGGTCGGCGCGTTTCAGCTAACTGCAACGGTTTCCACTGCCGGCACGTCGTTCGTTGATCTGTTCGGCGGCGTCTGTGCTTTGTGTCGATACGCGGTGGTTCAGCGCGCGGACACCGCCGATTCAGCCTTGGCGGTCAAGCTGGCCTGTGTCGAAACCTCGCCCGACGGTAGCGATTGGCAGACTGAGATCACGGATTTTGATCTCTTGCACGTTGCAGAAGAGCCGGTCGCGAACGTTCAGCGGCTTGATCCGCCGAATTTTATCAAAGCGACGCGGATTGTTGCATGGGGAACGGATTCGCCGGAATCCGTGCAGGCGCGAGACATTCCCCAGATTGCCGCCCGTGGTGAATCCGCCGCGTCGTGGGATATTTGTGCCGACAGCCGTGATGACGTTGCCGCGATCGTCGCGATTCGCGCCCCGCAGCACTTTGCCGCCGAACAGGACGCGCAGGCTTTAACGCTGCGTGTCCCGCCTTGGGTGGTTGCGGAGCCCGGCGATTTGATCTACCTGTCGGCGCTGTCGCACCCGTCGATTTACGACTATGCGTCGGCGACGGCTGGCTACACGGGCGTGGCCCGTGTGACTGGCCGTGCCATGAACCTGCGCGACTGCACGGTTGAGTTGACCGTGCTGCTGGCCGGCCAATTCACGGCTTCGGGCCTTTGCCCGTCGGCGCTGGTGCTCGCGCACGCTGGGCCGGCAGGCGCGGCGACCTCGATTGACGTCGAGGTTAAGTATTACGCACATTTTGCCGCGACGCTCAGTAAGGCTGGCGGCAACATCACGCTACTACACTATCTGGCCGGCGACGGCGAGGGTACGGGCAGCCGCTATACCATTTCGGCGGCGGAATTGACCGCCGGCGTCTGCCGTCTGACCGTCGCTGCGCAAACGGGCGTGTTTTCGCTGGCATCCAACAGCTACGTGACCCTACCGCCGACAGCTACGTTTGGCGCGACGGCGTACCAAGACGGCTTCGCCCACGCCGACGATGGCACAAACTGGACGTGATCAATGGGTATTCCTGCGGTTGGCGCTGACCTGATCATTACCCCGAAGGAGCAATTTGCGCTGGCCAAAATGGCCGCTGAGCCGCTGCAAACGGCGTTGCTTAACGCGAACTGGCTCTACGAGTACCATTGGCCGGCGCTCGTGTCCGTGTGCCCATCGCAGCCGACCGCGCTTGGCCGCGTCGCGATCGTTGTGGTTCCCTGCACGCCGTCGGCGGATGGTGAGCGGTACGATTTTCGCACCACGATCATGCCGTCGAACAATACCAACATGACGACGACGGTCGAATATTGCACGAGTTACACAGGGTTGCCGGCGAGTGGCACGCCCACGGTCTGGACAAACATTTTCACGCAGGTGACCGCAGTCACGGCGGCGACGCTGAAAAAGCAGGACAAGACGGGGCAGACCGTGCCGGCAAACGCCGTGGCGCTGCGTTTCTCGGTGTCGGTTGCCGCCGGCACATTTGAACTGCACCACTTGTTGGCGTTCCCGCACCCCACCGCGATCGCTGCTGGCGTTCGCGCCTCGGGCTTCACGGCCTACGACGACGGCATCCTGAGCGCAGCGGATGCCCCGATTCACACGGAGTTTCTCGACCGCTGCCTTGTCGATGCTAAGGCCGTCCTCAGCGACCGCCGGCAAATGGTGCTGTCGCTGTGCCAAGACGAGGTGCAGGCCAACGTCGATTTGACGGTGGCGTCGCACCCTGACTTTGCTGCATGGCCGACGGTGCGGGCGTGGCTGCCTTATGCCCGCGACACGGAGACGATAACGGTCAAGTCGCTGATCACCGTGGACAGCGGCACCACGGCGGCGCGCGTTCGGGTTGCGCAGTGCAAAGACCCGTTGGGCGATCCGATTGCTGCTTGCAATTCCGTGACACTGGACGGCTCCATTGCTGGCGCGATTGACTCCGAGACGCTGATCGTCTATCCGCAGGGCGAAGGCGCGATGCGCTACGTCGACTTAACCGTGGCGGTTTGCGCGGCGTCCACAAAAACGACGTACCTGCACAGCCTTGTCGCTCATTGGCAACCGTGGTTGACCGACGCGACCGCAATTCAGGCTGACCCGACCCCGCCGGCCAAAATGGCATACCTGATGGCCGCAGACAATTGGCCGGTGGTGGTCGCGACGCGGCCCTATGCCGGCTGTGCGCATCTTTACCGTGGCGGAGAAACGGGCTTGACGCGGCGGTACTGGTCAATGACTCAGCCCGCTGCCGT